CTGCGAAACGCTTGGCGAGCTTGTCAGTCTTCGGTGCCGTTTCGTCCAGGGACTTGTTCAACGCTTCAACAGCGGCAATGCCGCGTTTGTCCTGCGCAACAACGTTCGCCTGAACGGCGGCGCGCTTGCGGCTCTCTTCCTGCTGCACGAGGAGCTGCGTTATTTCCTTTTCGGTTTGCTCCCGGCGCAGATCATCGCTTGGCGCGAGGAAACCGCCGCTGCCTCGGCTGTTGTTGATCGCATCGGCATTCGCAATCTCTTGGAGCCTGTCGTTGAGCGTTTTAAGCTTCTGCTCAAGCGTAGACTCACGTCCGATGTCGAGGAACGCGTCCCACGCTTCCTTAGCAGCATTCTTGACGACGAGCCAAGCGCCTTCTACGTATCCGAGGTTGCCGACGATCTTGTTGGCGCGAGAAGTCAGCGCTTCGGCGTAGGACGCTTCGGCCAGGTTGGCTGCGCCCTGCGCGTCTCCTTGACGCTGCAAAGCTTCGATCTGCGCGTAAGTCGAAGTGGTCAGATAGTTCAGGGAGTCGTTCAGTTCCCTTGAGTACTTGACCGGGTCCTTCGCCAGCTTCTCGAAATCCTTTACCGTTTCCGCAGCAGCTTTCCCGGTCGCCTCCTGCATCTTCAGCGCGGCGATAGCGATCGTGTCGAAAGAGGAAGCGGGGATCTTACCGGAGGCCGCCAGTTGCGCTAGGACGGCCGCAGCGGCGCCTACGGTGCCCACCGACTTGCTGACGCTCTGCGCCTGTTCGGCCAGTTGGTTCGCGTTCGTACCAGCGGCGTTGCCGTTCAGGATCAGCGCGTTGGTAAAGGCTGTCGTCTCGTCGCTGCCCTGCTTATAAGCGAGCCCGAGAACGGCGGCAGCGGCAGCGGCAACGGTGAAGGGATTGACTAGCCCGAGGACGTATCCGCCCAAGGCTTTCGCCGCAGGGCCAATGCCGCCGAACATATCTTTGAGCTGGCCTCCCTGTTGCAGCAACACGGTAAGCGGTGCTTGTCCAGCCTGAAGCGATACGGCGATGTCAGTGAACTGCGAGGGAACATTACGCAGATTCGCGGCCATTGCCTTGGCCGAGATGCCCTGCTGATTGAAGCCGCGGGTGTTTGCTCCGATAGCTTTATCCGTCGCCGCCAGTGCTGTACGCGTTTCATTAAGCTTCGCGAGGTAGACATTGTAGTCGTCAGTAGGGAGCCGGCCGGCGTCACGGTGCGCTTTGAGCTGTTGCTCCATTTTGTCAAGACGGGAATAAGCAGCAATCGTAGGATCAATCTGTCCGACCAGACGATCCAGGGAGTCGCCTTGCTTCTTGGCTTCACGCGTGGCCGAGGCCAAAGCACGTTCGGCCTGATTCATACCGCGTTCGAAACCTGCGGTATTTGCAACGAGGTCCACGGTGAGCTGGCCCAGAGATCCTACCGCCATTACTTAGACCTCATAGATGCTTTGACTACGTTGAAGAAATCTTTCGGTGTAGCGAGTCTGAGTTCGTCGTCCGATTCCCGATTAGGGATGAAGTCGGCGACCTTTATATTCTTGTTGCCCATCAGCTGCGCACCGGTACTACAAATCAATGCGGCGGCTTGCTCCACGCGTTCAGCTATGTTCAGGCCCCCGTGACGCTTGATGTACTGAGCCCATTGCCGCGCTTCGACCAGTGACATGTTCTGTTGGGCTTCGGCGATCGTGCGACCGCCTATGCCATTCATAACTAGTTCGAACCAGAGGTCTTCCGGGGGCTCGTCTTTGCTGATTGCGCCTCGTTAACCGCAGTGATCAGCGCGAGGAACAGCGTGTCGCACATCGCGCCGCGACCTTCGATGCCGGTCGTACCTAGAATGTCAGCCGTCGAGAAGATCGGGCTTCCTTCTTCGTCGCAGACCATGGTCGCGATCCGTGCGGCCAAGTGTTCTTGGTTCCCTTCTGCCGCTTTCCACGTATTGGTGATCGTGTGGTAGGAGGCGAGGCGCACACAGATGTCGGCGGTCAGCTCTTCGCCTTCGGTGTTGCGCCAAGTTATTCGGCGCTTCACGAAAGGCTCTTTGACGAACGCGCCCTGGGCTACGAGGTCTTTAAGGTTCAAGGTCATGGTTTAGCTCGACGACTTAGGGACGAGAACTGGGTCGCCGGACACCTGAATGCCGACGGTCGAGGTGACCATGGTGTTCAGCGCGAAGGCAAACGGATAGCTGTTCATATAGCCTTCGAAAGTCAGCCAGGTTCGGGTCGGCGGCAAGACGAATTCATCCTCGCCGGAACTGTCGGTACCTATAGTGGGCAGAATGTCTTTGCCATCAGAAAAACCGATTGCCCACTTGAGGGTTACGCCGGCAGTCTTAAGCTGGTGCAGACGGATATGGTTTACGTCGGAAGGGTCGAATTGCAAACCGAATGTCGCGGCGCCCGGAGTAGCCAAGCCCGCGGCGTAGGTGCGCGAAGTGTCGTTAAGACATGTTGTCTCGATTTGGTCGATTGCGGTGTCGATACCGTCAATGGAAGTAATGCAACCCACGTCCAGCAACAGGCCGGTATCGGGATCGATGGTAAAAAGGTCTGTGCCCTGCGCGGGAATTGGCATTTGTGTAGCCTCGTGGAAGTGGGTGTTGACGTCGGAAGCATACCATGCGCCGATGGATTCGCAAATTAGCGATTGACCAACCAGTTCAAGTCGAAACCTGTGCGGTAAAGCAAGGTGTCCGGCTCGCGGTCGGTACCTCGGTAGGACGTGATATGGCAGTCCAGTTCCACGGCGTACCGGATCGCTTCCGCAACGGTATTACTGGAGGCCGCGGTGGTGCCGTACACGTCCACTTGGAGCACGGCGCGGTCGGCTCCCGGCCGGCAGTTCAAGGTATTAAATGGGTTGCCGTCAATCCACTGGTAGACCACGTAGGGTTTGACGACCGATTGCGGAGCACTGCCAAACGGGTATATGCGGGGCAGTGCTCCGCCTAGCAGCGCTTGGACGGTGGTATCTGCTTTGCACACAGTGAAGAATGGCGTATCCATCAGTTGAGCCCGAGATCAATTAATTTGAGTTTGGCAACGCTTAGGAATTCTTGAAACACAGCCTGTTGGTTTTGATTCAGCGCGTTGCGCATGAAAGGAAATGCGCGGCTGCGAGATGTTCCGAGCTCCAGGAACAGAGCGGCGTAGTAGGTGTTGCCGCCGCCGACACCCCGCTTACGTTTCCGCACCCCTACGGACACTTTCGTCGCGCCGGTCTCCTCAAAGAACTTTTTGTCTTCGATCATGTCCAGGTTCTTCGGGATATAGTTCGGCGTTTCCGGGTTGTCGAGACGAGACGCACGATCCTTAGCGTCCGTTAACACGATCTGCATAGCTTCCTTCGCCGCCGGCACGACAATTTTTCGCTGTAATTCCTGCGGCAAGGTCTTGAAGATCCTGCTTAGCTCATCCGCGCCTTTCAATTTATAAGTGACCCAATCGGCCATGTCGTCGCCCTCGGTTTGAGCGGAGTTTATCACAGGCAAGAAAAAGCCCTGAGTTTTTAGGTCAGGGCTTTTAATTCTTCAGGCGGACCGAAAGGTTATCAGGATAACCTTTTAAACGTCCGGCCGCTCGTCGACATCGCCGAAAGGGGCAGCGCTAGTCATACCGAAGTGGTTGCTCAAAGCGATCAGGTTGGACTTAACGGGGCTTTCTTCTTCGCCGCTACCCGTTCGCCATTGCACCATCGTCAACTCATGCTTGACATGCTCGCCGCCGTACGGCTGGACGGCGGCGACTGCACGGTAAATGCTCTCCCCGAAACCAACATGCTCGGAGGCATAGGCGCCAAAAGAACTGAGGCACATCGCTAGGGCGAGGCCGATAAAACTCAGACAGCGTTTAATCATCATTCTGAAACTCCATTGCAATGGTGTGTATTCCGGAAGTGGTAAGTTACTACCCCACGCGCTTAAACGCAAACGAGGTAATGCCTTCGCGGCCTAGTTCAGTTTCTGCGTGGTTGACTTCCACTACCTGGAAGCCCTGATCTTCCGCCCACCTGATCAGACCGGGGATAGAGAAGTACCACAAATGTTCCGCTGGCTTGAAATGTTTGGATGAGATCGCATCCTCCGCGCTCTCGAACGTCGGCAGCGAAACGAAGAACCAGTCGTCTACCTGGGCCAGAAGCTTTTCTGGCTCCGGGATGTGCTCCAGGCTATCCCAACAGGTGACGTGCGAAACCTTTTCAGTGTAGGGGTCTTTGTAGGAGCCGGTCTGCTTCAGCCACTCCACAGCTTCGCTACTCACGTCGTAGCCATCTCCCCACGACTCTTTGACATAGCGCCCGCCGCCAATACCGATGTCCACGCCTAGGGAAGCTTTCGTGTACTTCTCGACCAGTTCCAATCGGGCTTTGGTCAGCAGGCCGCCCATTGGTGTTTCGTCAAGCTTCTGGTAGTGGGCGAAATACTCGCCGCTGTAGGTCATCGGCGGCGCGCTGTGCCAACCATAGCCCTTCTCACTGCACCACAGGAATGAATCGGTCAGCCCAGTCGGCAAGCTTTGAGTCATAATCGGAAATCCTCTTGTCGCAGTTGTGCTGCTTCAGTTTGCACCGGCAGAAATTGTCCGGCACCGCAAAGGTAATTGTACTACCGGTCGGGCAGATTAGCTCAGGGGCGTTGAAACCCCCCTGGCCGCCGCAGATGATCCACGCGGGTACTCGCGCCGCAAGCGCCGCAGGGACCAGCCAACCAATGCCCCCGATCACCGCCGCAGCGTTAGCGACGAGCGACAGGAGCTGTTCGACCGGCAGTTCGCCTTTGTGGTATTGCACGTCTGCGAAAGGGCCGGCGCCAGTTCCGACCATCCATTCTACGCCGTCTACCAAGTCGGCTACGCTGATCACTTTGTAACCTCGAGCCTTAGCATCTGCCGCCGCGACTAGGATGTAATCAGGTTCAGGGTTACGTGTATCGGCTCGCCACTCGCTACGCACCGTAGCTGGCCGCACAACGACATACTTACCGTGCTCGGGTGACGGCGGTAGCGGCGGTAGATCGAACGCACCGGGCGCAACGCCGAAGCAGGCCGTCATGCCGGGGATGATGCCTTCGGCGCCGTAGCGGATCTGTCGGGTAGGTTGGCGCGTCGGCGGCATTACCCAATCTGCATGGCGCGCGATGTTCTTCGCCTGGGTGCGCAGCGTGGTTTGTGGGCGGATGAAGTGGACGCCGGGGATATCTTGATAGAGTATCGGCCAGGGGGTTGAAAGATACAGAGGTTTTGGCATCGACTTGATGAAGGCGCGCTGGTATAGCCCGTCACCCAAGCCCAACATCCCGTGAATAATCATGCAGATCGCCTAAAAAGAACCCCGCCGAAGCAGGGTTAAGTGAGGGAATTCGTGGTTTCCGCATGTGCGGTCAGAACCCATTTTAACCCCGGCAGGTAGGGTAAGGATTCAGGCCCCTGCCGTTTTGGCGTTGGTTGACTCTTGGCTGTCGCGGCTAGCCTTGGTCTTTGCTAGCCCAACTGTCGAAGTTCACATGATGCTGCCCTCTGGAAGTGGCTAACCGAATCGGCTTTCTTCTCAAGAGCCCTGAGTATTGTCGAGCGCATCACAAGTGTCAACAACCTTTTGCAACTCTTTTTCCAACATGCCTAAACGGTACGCGGTCAGCGCTGTGTCACGCGAGCAATTCACCACGCATTCCTTATACAGAAGCCTGGCGTGCTGCTTGTTCCACTTCCGGCACAGCGCTTCGTCAGGGTTCTTCGTGTCGCTGTGGTCGCCGTGCCAGTGCGTACCGCTTTGTACGGTGCAGTCGTACCCGAGAAGCAGGACGCGTTCGGCGCCTAGCTGGAAGGCCAGTTCGATCGCGCGTAATCCGGAGTTATATTCGCCGTATGCGGTGTGCAGGTTGAGAGCGTATTTTGCGGACGCCTGGCGGGTACATGTCCATCGCTTAGGGCCGTCTGGCACTTTGGAGACGTTCGCATCCCACCACGCGAGATCACCTGCGTAAAGGTGATCGCACCAGGGGGCTAGCTGCCAGGAGTTGTTCACGGCGATTGTGGGAAGGCCGGCCTGCCTAACGAGTTCGCAGTCGTGCGCGTTGAGGCTCGGGCCGGAGGCGATGCAAACGAAGGTTTTCAATTTTGCACCTCGCATAGAAAACCCGCCGAAGCGGGTTTCCATTTTGCGTTAAGAATCAGGCTTGATCGTGCAGCTTCTGCCGGAGCAGGTAGCCTTCCAGTCCCCAAATCTTATTACGAGCATTGTCTTTCGCAATCTTACGACCGATCTCAGCGTTGAAGTTCTCCGGGCTCGCGCAGGCACTTTCACCGGTCACGGTGTAGCCATTGCGCAGCACCAAAACGCAGAAGGTCAGCAGACCGAGCTGTTGCACTTGCTCTTGGCTCGGGGAGCCGCCTACAGGATGAGCATCATTACCGGCGCGGTAAGCACCTTGTACGCCATCTTCTGCGGTGAAGTAATGCTCGCTATGAATCGCAGCGTCGATCAACGCGGGGGTAAGACGCGGAGCGGTTAGCCCTTTGTCTTGGATTTCTTTTTCGATTTCAGCTTCGGAACGGCTCATGGTTTCTTCCTCTAGTGGGATGCGCGGAATTTGCAGTCTACCCCTCATTCACACCTTTTGAAACTGGAGCGCTGCAGTAATCGCGCCCGCTTTCCTGATCCGGCAGCCACGCGTGAACGTTGTAAATATCGCCGTTGTGCAAAATGCGTTGCTTGGCATTCAGGCCGGGGCGCTGGCGAATCACGATGCGCGCGATGATCTCCGACTGAATCGCCGCGGCGGCGAGGAATTCGCGACCGCTGGCCGGAGCAATGCGCGCCGGGACTTTTTCAAAGACGGTTACCCAAGCTTCGGTAAAGCCGCCTGTTTCAGGATCGCGGACCTCGGTCCAGTCTTGGATGTCCACCCTGTGACGGTACTGGCCGGCGCGGCTCATGGACGGTCCTCCCATATGAACCACAGAGTACCGGTTGCGGCGCCGCTGCCGAAGTTTTCGTATCGCACGTAGTACGTGTTAGCGGCCACTCCTCGCTCGTCTCCTACAACGTTACCGACGGTCGATTGCTGCGCCGTGGCCGTGGCCGCGACGACGCGGTGTGTGTCGAATACGAACCCTCCCGTGTGCGTACCTCCTGCCGTGAACACCACAGAAGTTGTGTAGAAAGGGAACGGGCGATCGCTCATGTTGTTTTTCGCGATAACCGGTAGGGTCTCGTCGAATGTACCCCCGGGCGTGCCTCCTGAGGCGTTGACTACGCGAAGACTCCCGCTATCCAGCTCTACGCCTTGCTGGGCCAGGATCACGTCAGTCGGTACAACGATGCGCAGCACCAGGGTTTGCCCGGCGGCGATGTTGAATTCTCGGAAGGTGCGAAACTCCCGACCGGCGAAGAAACCGGTCTGTCCCACGTCCACGCGTAGGCGCCTATTCGGGCCGTCGCCGCCGTCGGTGTAGAGATCGAACGGAGAATGCGCGATAACGCGCTCAGCATGAGTCCCATCGCCCATGGCGGTTTCTTTACGGTACGGACCTCCGAACAGCTTCCGTATGTAATCTCCTACTGGCATGCTGGATCCCTCAAACTGTACAGAAGCGCCGTCACTGGCTTAGGTAGATAGCCCCGGTCATATGCACCGTCCGCGTTCTCGTCACGGTCTTTATACAAGAATCCTAGCTGCAGCAGCACTGCGGCCTGCACGGCGTATTTCACCTGCTTATCGCCGGAGCTATCGACGACGTAAGTAGGGTCGCCGGAGCTATCAAGAATAGGGTCGTCGTTGCTGTCGCGCTCGACCTCATACGGCGAAGCGCTCTTGAGGTAGTTCTTCACGGCGCTGGACGCCGCACCGATATACGCCTCTATTAGCACGTCATCGAGGTCGTGGTCCATGTTCAGGT